AACGTGCAGTTCAGTGATGACGCCAGCACGGTGCGTTCGTCTCTACCTCGCTCGTTTAACCCTAATAAAATCATTCCTCCTGAACGCTTTACGATTGGTCGCCAGTATGTCCGGGTAACTGCCACAAACGACTCCGGTGTCGACATGACCGACCTGAGTATCCAGGTTATGGCCGGGGATAAAACGGTACTCAATTTTCCCATGGACGGCGTACTTCCTCAGAGGGCGGACGCCAACCCGGTACGAGTAGACAGCTACAAGATCGACGTCGGTGCCGGCCGCCGAGAGGGGGCTGTTAACTGGCGAAAGTGGGGCTACAATACCGATGTAGATACTGGAGCGGAGGAGACCGTTTGGGCAGCGGGAGGGCTCTTGGTTCCGTTGACCACCCCGCGCACCCTGCAGTTGGTTTCTACATCTACGGAGGACGCGGCAGCCGGCACAGGTCTGAGGCAGGCCCAAATCATAGGTGTCGGGGCGGGCAGGGTTTACCAAACAGAGACGATAACACTCAACGGTACTGGGACGGCGACCACAGTCTCCACTTGGCTCGGCGTAAACCGGATATCACCGCTAGAGGTCGGGAGCGCGCAAGCGAACGTCGGAGACATCACGGTCACGGCAACCACAGACGCTACTACTCAAGCTTTCATACCGGCAGGCCTTGGGGTTACACAACAGGCGTTTTTCTTTGTCCCGGTCGACCGGGTGTTCCTGTCTGACGGTCTTCTCATAAATATCCTGAAGATAGCAGGAGGGGGCTCTCCGCGCACCAGCATTTTCGCTTACTACCATGACACCTCAATCGGGGCGGTTTTAAGGGTGTTTCGGCAAGACGAAGATACTGCCGTCGAGAATACTCCCCCTTTGTTGCTGCCTCCCAACCCTTTCCAGGTAGAAGGGGGCGACATTTTAGAGTTCAGGGCTTCTACGGACACAAACAATACGATAGTGAACGTGAATTTCTGGGGCACCGAACTTGAAAACCCCTAAGACTTTGACGCGTTCCGGTTACCGGCGTATTATGACGCGAACAGGAGACACTCTATGTGGCTATTAGCAGCAGCCGTTAGGCAAGCAATCGAACAGGCCCAGCGTGACGGCGTGATGCCTACCGTTGAGCAACAAGCCCAATACGAGGCCCGTTATGGCTACGAGACGGGCTCAACCCCCCGGATTCTAACCATTGCAGGGGACACTGCCGAAATTAACGTTTCGGGAGTTATCACCAAAGCCCCGAGCTTTATCGCCATGCTTTTCGGGGGTGGCAATGTTACCTACCCGGAGATCGTAGCAGCCCTTGCAGAGGCCGACAAAGACCCTGACGTAAAGCACGCAGTTATGCGGATTGACAGCCCCGGAGGTCACTTCGACGGGTTGTTTGACGCCATAGCGGCTATGGAGTCTTTTAGCAAACCCCTTAAAGCGATTGTACACAACCAGGCAGCGTCGGCAGCTTACGCGCTGGCGAGCCAAGCAGACGAGATCGTCGCGGCAAACCGAGCGGCACGTGTAGGCAGCATCGGCGTCGTAGCCTCTTTCACCACTTACGAGGGCGACGTAGACATCACCAGCACCAAGGCGCCCAAGAAACGCCCGGACGTGCGCACCGACGAAGGCAAAAAGATGGTCCAGGAAGAACTGGACGCACTCCATGAGCTGTTCGTCGACTCAATTGCAGCCGGTCGAGATACTACGCCGGATAAAGTTAACGCTGAGTTCGGCCAAGGTGCTACACTCTTGGCTGAGGAAGCGCTAAAGCGCGGTATGATTGACGCCATTGCAGAGACCCCTCTGCGCGTGGTTAAATCTACCAAATCAACCACTACCGCCCGCAGCGGCGGGGATAACCCGGAGACCGGACCTATGGACCTCAAAACCTTACAGGCCCAGCATCCCGACGTTTACGAGGCGGCGGTACAGCAGGGCGTAACACAGGAACGAGACCGCGTAAGCGCTCACCTTGAAATGGGTGAAGCGGCTAACGCTCTCGACATTGCGGTTAAGGCGATCAAAGACGGTGAAAACTATACGGCCAAGCACATGGCTTCGTATAACGCCGCAGCTTTGCGCTCACGCGACCAACAAAACCGCCAAGACGACGACACCGCAGCAGCAGCAGCGGACGGCGCTAATTCTGACGAGGATGGCAAAGATGCCGCCGATCTCGTTTGTAGCGCAGTCGAGGCTAAACTCGGCATCCTAGGGGAGTAATTGGCAATGGCTAATATCACCATTACAAACAACGACCTGAACAGCCCGATCCTTGAGGGAGCCGAGTTTCGCGACGATGTGATTAACTTTGCAGGCGCGGACACTTTGGCCCCCGGCACGATCTTGGCGCGCGATTCGGTTTCCGGAAAGCTCGTTATTTACGTGAAGGGCGGCGTGACGAATGAAAACGGTATCCCTAAAGTCATTTTGCCTTACGAGGTAGTGGCTACAGGTGCCGGGGACGTTCAAGCGCGAGTGGCTGTTTCCGGTAAATTCCGTAAAGCGAAACTGGTTATTGACGCGGACGGCGATGATTCAAACATCGACGCACCGGTCCTGGATCAGCTCCGCGACTACGGGCTTGTTCCAGTGGATGTTGAAGAACTCAACATTCAAGACAACCAGTAAAGGAGCGCTAAACTATGAGCGGTAACACTACTCGGCGCATGATTAGCGCCTACTACCAAGAGGCCTCCCCGACTGCGTTCTTCTCTGGCATGTTCCAAACGCGCCCCGAGAATTTCCACAGCTCGGAGGAGATTGAAATTGACATCGTGCGAAGTGAGGAGGACGTCTCCATCGTCATCCAAGACTTGAGCACCGGCTACCGTATGAACTCGGATGACTTGTACACCAACAAGGGCTTTAAACCTCCGATTCACAAAGAAGCCATCCCGATCAATGCGTTCGATTTGATTAAACGCATGCCGGGCCAGAACCCGTTCGAGTCTCCCGACTTCCGCGCCAACGTCATCACCAAGATGTTCGGCGGTATGCGAAAAGTCGAGCGCAAGATTCGCCGGTCCATTGAGCTGCAAGCCTCTCAGGTTATGCAGACGGGCGTTGTAACGCTTACCGACATCGGCGGCAACACGCTGTACACCCTGGACTACCAACCCAAGTCGGCACACTTCCCGACAGCGGGTACGTCTTGGGCATCGGCTACGTTGGCGCAGAAGATCAGCGACCTTACCAGTCTGTGTGATGTCATCCGTGGTAACGGATTGATGGACCCGGACGAGTTGGTTGTGGGTTCTACCGCGTGGGAAAACTTGCTGCAAACTAGCGGCTTTTTGGACCGCCTGGACGCTCGCAGGGCTGACCTCGGCATGATCACCCCCATGGATCGGCGTGGTAACGGGGGCATCTATCGCGGTACGCTTGAGCTTGGTAACTACAAGCTGGACGTATTCACGTACGAAGGCCGATACACAGACCCACAGAGTGGCGCCTCTACCAAGTACCTGGACGACGGCAAGATCGTCGTGCGAGCAACTGGTGGGCGTTTGGATGCAACCTTTGGCGCTATTCCTAATATTGGGGCGCTCTTAGGTGCTTCCGGTCGGTTGATCCCTGAGCTGCCCTCTCGTATGAGTTCAGCGGCTAACGGCATGGACTTATTCACCAACGTCTGGATGTCTCCAGACGGTGAGCAGTTGTTCGGCGGGGTGGGTGCTCGTCCGTTGATGATTCCGACGGCCATTGATACCTACGGCTGCCTGAACACACAACTTTAAACCTTAGGACTTAGCGGGCTCCGGCCCGCTTTTGTTCCTTAAACTGGAGGGCAAACCATGCCAAGCAACAAAGAACTGGCCGCAGAGGCCGAAGCACTGGCGGCGGAACTGGACCTGGAAGTTAACACAGAAGGGCTCAAGAACAACCAACTCGCCGACCTTGTGTCGGATTTGAAAGCCAAGAAAACCGACGCGGATAACGACACCCAAGCAGACGACGCAGAAGACAAAGCGACTGCGGAAGCGATGGCTAAAGCTGCCGCTCGCAAGTCCGGGAAGGCTCCTGCCAAAAAGAAGCCCCCGTTTTATGTGGCTCCACGTTGCGCCGTCACGACAAAGCGCGGCATTCTGTCTGGAGATTCGGAAGACGAGATCAAAGCCGAAGACTTGCCGGGCGGTGAAGCCGACTTAAAGGCTTTCGTAGAATCCGGCCACGTACTGAAAGGCGGCTAATGTGTCGCTTCGTGATTTGGCAGAACAAGACCTGGGCGTCATCCTCGAAGGGGACGCCTACGGTTTCCGGTGGCCAATTACGGTAACCAACCCCGCCGGTCTGGTGATCGGTGACGACGAGGAGCTGTACGGCTTCTCCGATGATATTTCCCAAACCATAGACCCTGACACTGGCGAGCTTGTGAGCGGCCGGTTGGCGTCTGTGGCGCTTAGAGTGTCCACTATACAGGCCGCGTTCGGGGAACTACCCCGAGGCGTAGCGGACAGTACCAGCAAACCGTGGCTCGTCACGTTCGACGACATCGGAGGCACTGAGTACACTTTCAAAGTAAAGCAGTCAAATCCTGACAGAGCCCTCGGCCTTTTATCCTGCATTCTGGAGGCTTACGACTCATGACGATAGCCACCCTCATCGACAAGCAGGACAACGCGGAAATCGTCCGAGATCAAATCGCAGCCATACTGGCACTGGAATCGGCCGCGCAGATCGCGCTGGCGACTACCGCAGGGAAACCAGACCCCGACGACTGGAAGCTCCGGGTTTTTCAGGAAAGATCTAATCCGTGGGAAGAGTTCCCTGGTCGTAAGAACGACCGCTCGCCCATCGTCAATGTTTGGTGGGATAGTTCCAACTTCGAGATGTCCGCCAGCAATATATCAGAGCGGCAAAAAAGCGTTACAACGTACAACATAGACTGCTACGGATATGGACGTAGCGCAGACGTTCCTGCAGGAGGTCATCGTTGTGGTGATCAGGATGCAGCGGAGGAAGTGCAGCGAGCCGTTCGCCTGGTGCGTAATATCTTGATGGCTGCCGAGTACACGTATTTAGGTCTTCGAGGGACCGTGTGGCGCCGTTGGGTGGATACAATTTCCATTTTCCAACCGCAACAAGACAACCAAAACGCACAGCATATAGTTGGAGCACGGATAAGTTTCCGTGTAGAATTTAACGAGTACTCGCCTCAAGTCGTACCGGAAACGCTAGACTTGTTGTCGGTAGACGTCCTCAGAACAGAGGACAACGAGATCGTTGTCGAAGCCGATTACGATTACACGGCATAGCCAGGAGACAAAACCATGACCATATCAAGCGCAGTTGATGCTTCGGCCGTAGCCCGCGTCGTCGGCATCCAGACTACTTTCAAAGATTTACGGGCGGGAGGCGTTCTCTTCCTGCCTCAGCGCATCGCAGTTATAGGGCAAGGGGCCAGCGCGTCTACGTACAGCACCACCAAAGCCCAATACACAAGTGCTTTTGCGGTAGGTCAGGCCTACGGCTTCGGCTCTCCCTTACACTTGGCGGCCAAGCAGTTACTGCCGGCTAACGGGGATGGCGTCGGGACTATTCCAGTGACCTTCTACC